GAGTTGTGAGTCTAGCCTTATGGCACTGGCACATTGAGATTAGCAGTAAATGCACTCTTAAGTGTCCTAGATGTCCTAGACAAGAAGTTCCTGATACATTAGTCAGTACTGAACTTAAACTAGATTTCTTTAAGCAAAACTTTCCTGCATTTTTTATATTAGAACATGTAGAAAAACTAACGTTCTGCGGTGACGATGGTGATCCTATCTATGCACATGACTTCTTAGAGGTCATCCAGTATTTTAAATCAATTAAGCCTAGTATAGCAATCATTATCGTCACTAATGGATCATATAAAAATGAAGACTGGTGGACGAGACTAGCAGAATTACTAGACGAACAAGATCAAATACACTTCAGTATCGATGGCTGGGACCATGAGAGCAATAATGTATATAGAATCAATTCTAATTGGTCTAGCATCATTACAGGCGTCTCTATCATCAATGATAAGTCTAATTGTTATACAGTATGGGACGCAATAGGCTTTAAGTTTAACGAAGATAAGATCGGCGACATGCAGAATTATGCCAGAGACTTGGGCTTTGATGCATTTCAGTTAACACGTAGTACAAAGTTCGGTAAAATATACGAAGACTCTTATGGGAAACAAGATGCTTTACAACCACGTGATGATCTGTTATCATCTAGTCATAGATTTGAAAGAGAAGTCTTTAAGTTTACAGATAAAACAATTAAAGAACCTTGGATGAAGACAAACATTAAGTTGTATGATGAATCTAAGTTAGTAGGAAATGAACGACCTCTATGTCATATCGGCAATAAAGGTAGTTACATTAATGCAAGAGGAGAATTTTATCCATGTTGTTGGGTTGCTACAAGGTACGGACACAACAATAAATGGAATGAAATTGGCAAGAAATATAATCTACATGAATTGAGATTACCCAAAATTGTAAAAGATAAATTTTGGGAAGCCGACTTTATACATGACTCTTACGAGTGTCAAACAAAATGTGCCCATCATAGGGTAGATAAAAATTATGCCACCGAGTGGTAAGGAGATAATTACATATAATGCCATCACCATCTAAGAACAAAGGATCAGGATTTGAACGAGAAGTTGCAAAATTTCTCAGTGAAACTTATGAAGAAAGTTTTATCCGTGCTCCTGGCTCTGGTGCTTATGTAGGTGGCAAGAATCAAAATCGTACAGAGATTTTGCATGAAGGACAAATCAGAAGTTTCAAAGGTGACATTGTTCCCGGAGAAAGTTTTCACAAGTTAAATGTAGAATGTAAGTTCTACGCAGATTTCCCTTTTCATCAACTTCTTTCTGGTTCATGCAGACAACTAGAAGAATGGCTCGACCAACTAATGGACGTGCATGATGAAGGGGATTTTGACGTTCTGTTTATGAAGTTTAATCGTAAAGGACGTTTTGTATGTGTACCTAGTAGATACACATTTGTAAGTGATCAATTCATTTATTACACATCGGACAAACACAGTGACTGGGTAATATTTGGATGGGATCACTTTTTTAAATTCAATAAAGATATATTCAAAGCATACGCAGGCAACACAGAGACCAACTCAGACCTCACCGACGACACCACGTCACAACTAAACTTAAACACAACAACAACTAAAGTAGAATTTTAATTACATTAGAATGGTCGTGACAATACTCGACCCTCCTCGAGGATGCAGTAACCCTGCTGACGGATTTGGAGTAGTGTGTTATACACAAATAAACCGACAAGGCAATCGTTATGGTAGCGAACCTTGAATGAGTTCATATCTACTTTGATTTGATGATATGAAACATGCGTTGCTGAGAGGTCATACTCATTAGTATGATTGGCTCAACTACAGCCCAGTAAACATTACAGAGCAACCGGTTGCAATTGATTATAGTAACGTAATCGATTGGGGATAATCAACATGGATGACAGGGGGTAATGACCTGAACCGTGGTAGTGTTTGATAGCACTACCATGGCTTCTAAAAGGTAATAAGACTTTAAACAATTACCTTATAAAATAATAGTTTAACCGTTTAAAAAAAGAAATTACGAATGAACGAAGTGAATGAGTAATTGGGTCTTCTTTGAAGACCCTTAAAAATGCTCTAGTGTTTAGAAGAATGGCATTTGAGTTTTCTTAGTAGTTTCTAAGTGTTCCTCAATTAATTTGTTTATGGCTTTGCGTTCCGATAAGGACATGTTAAGGACGTCTTCATATGAGGCACCACCACGCATATACCAAGCCAAAGTCAATGCGTTTGACTTTAAGCCCTGAGTATATTCTTCATATTTTTGTATTAACTCCCTTATCCCTTCAGGGTCGAGTGAAAGGAGTCTTAGACGAAAAAATCCGATGCATTCAATGTGAATGGTTGCTGATATTCATGTCCACATTCTTCTTTTGATGGATCATCTGCACCTGCAGTACATTTAATAGTTAGAGGCTTAATTGTTGATTTCTCTCTAAGTTGTGTGTTATGATCTCTTATAGTTTCATAAGTTTTTGTATCAGCATTCTTTAGAAAATCATGTATATGATCAGTATTGGTTACTTCTCCTTCAGGAGTAACAATTTTTACGATTGTTTGGGATAAGATATCCATAGTTAGTACTGTGATATCTTTTAATGCTTCAGCACTTACTAAAGTACGTTTTTGTTGGTCTTCAATAGAAGATAAGTCTTTGTATTTTGCTTGAATTTCAAACTGTTTTAACCCTGCTTCATTCATTTCTTTATACTTTAAGGGTGCAAAATAAATTTCTAACTCATTGATTCTTAAAGGAGTTTTGTAATCACCTGCGCCTAATGATTGTAATAGAACTTGCAGATTAATACCATATGTTCCTTGTTCTCCGCATTTTTCGCATTGAGACTCTACATCGATTGTTTCTTGTCCACCTGCGGCTTTGATAGAAATTAACACTGTATCTAAATCAGTACTTAATAGTGCCCAAGGATTCTTAATTGCCGGGACACAACTTTTAATAATCTCTACCATGGCTGTACCATTAAATAAGGCATCTGGAGTTTTTGTTGTTATCTCATCAATTGCTGTCATAGGATAGACAGGCAATTCTTTGTTTTCAGGCCATTCAATGTCTTCTGGTGCGTAACTATCTCCACCTGACGGTAAAGTTATATGTACAGCAGGTCTACGAAAAAACTGTCGTAGCGGATTATTTTCATTTATTGTCATATATGTTCCCCATAATAAAATACGGTATTTTAAAAAACTAAATACTAGTGATATATTTAGTATTCCAAAACCATGCTAAATTAAAACTTATAGGATGACACTAGATGGATGATTTTTCACCCGAAGAAATGCGAGAATTTAATGAGAATTTAAATTCTATGAATGCCTCTTTGGGAGCATTAAATTCAGGACTGCAAAATTTAGCCAATACTCTTAATCAAACATCACAAGCAAATCAGTCAGCCGCAAAACAAACGGAAGAAAATACCCAACAGCAAACATCTTCTACTAATCAAAAGACAGAATCGATAGGCAAGGCCGGTGAACAAATAAAAACAACTGCTGAAAAAATGTCAGGAGCATTACGAACTGCTACTGGCGCAGTTATTAGTTTTTCAGGTGCATTAGTTTCGGGTGTTGACGGTTTTGACAAATATACTAAAGCGGTATCTGGCTTTGGAGACTCAGCAAAAGAAACTGGTGACGCATTAGGTGGATTCGGTAAGTTTTTAGGTAACGCAGTAAACATACTAGCCGAGTTTACAGTCGTTACAATGAAACAGGCTGATGCACAAAATCAGTTTGCAAAAGAAATGAACCGAATGGGTGCTATTGTTGATACAACGACCCAAGGTTTAGCAGAACAAGCAAGAGCCGCTGGCGCAAGTGCAGGTGATCTACAAGAATTAGCCGTAATTATTACTCAAAGTTCTCAAGCATTAGCATCGTTTGGTGCAGGTACTTCTGAAGGTACAGCAAAAATGTTGGAAGTCTTCAGATTATCTGATGACCAAGAAAGAGAAATGCGTAGATATGGGTACACTCTAAAAGAAGCCCAAGAACAACAAGCATATTACATAGAATTACAAAGAACGGCTGGTATTAATATGCAAGCCAGTAATATGACTGAACAAGATGTTCGTATTAAGTCATTACAGTATGCAAAAACATTAACAACACTATCAGAATTAACAGGTATTCAAGCCGGTCAACTCAAAGAACAACAAGCCGCAGTACAAGCAGACTTGCGTAACAAAATTCGTAATATACGTGATCAAAATGAAATTGCAAGACTTGAAGAAGAATTACAAGGTGATATTACTGCTGAAAGGCGAGCCGCACTAGAAGCACAAAAAGAGGCTTTAAACAACGAAATAACTGTACGGAAAGACGCCGGCGATCAATTTGCAGCCACTATGGGCGCAGACATGGCTGCCAAAGTGATGAATGTTATTGGTACCGGTGCGTTTGATGAAAACACAAAAGAGTTAGCAAACTTAGGACTAAATGCCGCAGAACTGAAAGAAAGATTTGACGGTTTAACCGCAGGTTCAGATGAATTTAATCAAGCAGTTGCAGATACAACAGCCGAATTAGTAGGTGGTGTTAGAAACAATGTTGATAGATTCGGTAAGTCTATGGAACTTGCCGCTAATGCAAGTGAAATTGGCGCCGCAGTAGGTATCAACGAAAGAACAACAGATACAGCCGTACTACTTGGTCAAGAAGAAGATGCTAGAAAGAGAGTAGTAGATAGTTTTGGTAATGTAGTCGATGCCACACAAAAAGGTGCAGATAAACAAAAAGATTTGGCTGCTGACTTACAAGTATTTGAAACTAATGTTAGAACAGCCGCAGACGACTTTTTAAATTCGATGAATCCATTTAAAGGTGGATTAGATTTAGGAACTATTGCTCTTGGTGGATTTACAATAGCAATAGGTACTGCCGCGACAGCACTAATGGGACTCTCAGGCGCGGGCGGTCTTACCAATTTAATACCCGGTGGCGGGATGGTTGGCAAAGGTGTCCGGGCAGCCGGTGGTTTCCTTTCGAAAGGAATGGCTAGATTAATTCCTGGAGCCGCAGGAGCACTTGCTATCGGCGGTGGAATAATGGAAGCACATGCAGGACGAGAAGAAGCCGATGCTCAACTAGCCCAAGTAACAGACGCCGAAGACTCGTCAATGGCAGAAATACAACGTGCTAAAGAACAACACGAAATAGACACTAAACAAGCCAACAGAAAAGGAGCTGGTACAGCAATCGGTGGTGCAGGTGGTGCCCTTGCAGGTGCAGCCGCAGGTGCAGCCATAGGTTCGTTTATTCCAATCATTGGAACAGCAATCGGTGGTATTATTGGTGGAGCCCTAGGTGCATACGGTGGCGCCAAAGGTGGAAGTGCATTAGGAGAAGCATTATCACCAGAAGACTTAAAAATGTATGAGGCAAGTGATGCTGAAGTTATGCTAATGTCACCTGAAGAAAAGAAAGAGTATGATAGAGTCGTTAAGGCTATCGAAGACCAAACTAAGGCACAAGAAGCAGAAGCAGAACGATTAGAAAATGTATATAAAGAAAACATTGATGTTATAAAAGATAGTGGTCTATATGACAAAGATTGGTTTGGTAATAGTGAAGTAGACTTTGAAATGCTTGCCCAAATGAGAGATGATGGTACTCTCACGCAAGGAATGCTTGAGGCTATGCTATATGACAACGATTTAAGTGAAGCAGATCAAGCATTAGTACAGAAACAGTTAGACTTGATGAAAGCAGACTCCGAAAAAGCAGAAGAAAAAGATAAAAAAGAAAAAGATGTAGCAGAAGTAAAAGAAGAAGAAGTAGGTGGCAGAACATTAGATATGTCTCCTGAAAATCTAGCCAAAATATTTGAGGCAGATTTAAAAGCAACAGCACAAAGAGATGCAGAAAAACAAGCAGAAGCAGAAAAAGAAAGAGTTGCAGTAGTAAAAGCAAAAGAAGAATCGGTTAAAGAACAAATCACACCTGAAGTTATTGCTAATGCATTGAAAGACACAGGAAGCGGTGCACCTACTCCAGGACTAGTTGATACAGAACAATTATTAGCAACAACACAAGTTGTTGAAAATATGATAGCAGATACAGGAGAACTTACAGGTTCACCTGTACTAGAAGAAATCGAAACTACAGCAGAACGTATTCCTGTAGATAGTATTTTAGAAGAAGTTAAAGTTTCTTCATCTAAAATAGCAACTCTTATAGAATCACCTGCAATCAAAAAAGCAGTAGATCCATTAGATGAATTAAGAAACATGGATAATGGTTTTGGTGGCACTCTAGGCGGCATGGTCACCAGAGACAACGTGACAGGTGGATATATTGCTACTGGTCAGTTTGGTGCAAGAGATCCGTTAGCAATAGGTGAACCACAGGCATTAACATCAAAGCAATTTGCATCTGAAGAAGAAGCCCTTAGGGCATTAGCCGCCCCACAAGAATGGGAAGCACAATTACAAGCAGAGTTAGATGCTAACTTCGCTGAGATGATGGCTGAAATTGATGCAAAATCACCTGAAACCACACCCGTTGTTGACATTAGTCCAGAAGCATCTGAAGAAAAATCTGACGATGGTATGTCGGCTGAGGAGAAATTTGCCCAAACGGGGAAAGAATATAATGATGCATTAGCAGAAAAAATAGACCTACTAATAGCGGCACAAACAGAGAATAATATGATTGCTAAAGGCATTAAAGATGCGACGGTTGAAGGCGCAGAAGCCTCCCAAAAAATTGCAATCAACTCGGCAGTATAACTAAATATATAATATAAAGAGAACCTAGACCACATGGCATATACAAAGAAATTTTTAAACAAGAGCGGAGTATCAAGTCCGATATCGGGAGGCAACAGTAATCCTGGGTCTTGGAACGGTGTAGGCGCTTCAGAAGAAGGTTATTCAAATACTGACTTCGGTTACAAAAACTACATGAGTAGACTCCCTGAAGTTTACACAGGACATCCTAACAGAATAGAAAGATACAATCAATACGAAATGATGGATGTCGATGCTGAAATTAATGCATGTTTAGACATCATTGCAGAATTTAGTACACAAAAGAACGATCACAATAAAACACCCTTTAACTTTGAATTTAAAGAAGAACCTACTCCGCATGAAATGGATTTGTTATCTAAACAATTGCAACAGTGGTGTAAGTTAAATGAATTCGATACTCGTATGTTTAAGATGTTTAGAAACGTCATTAAATATGGAGATCAAGTATTTGTAAGAGACCCGGAGAACTTTAAACTTTACTGGGTTGACATGGTTAAAGTTATTAAAGTTATTGTCAATGAAAGTGAAGGTAAACTTCCTGAGCAGTATGTTATTAAAGACTTAAACATTAACTTACAAAACTTAACAGTTGCACAAAAAACAAACACAGATTTTGCCGCTAACCCAACAACAGGATTAGGTGGTACAGGTGGCGGTGGTGGTGCAGGTGGAGGCGGTTATACAGTCCCATCAATGCCATACAATACATCAGGTAGTAGATTTACATTAGGACAAGCAGAATCAGCAATCGATTCTAATCATGTTGTTCACTTGTCATTAACAGAAGGCTTAGATCGTTTTTGGCCTTTTGGACAATCAATCTTAGAAAACATTTTTAAAGTATATAAACAAAAAGAACTGTTAGAAGATGCTATCTTAATCTATCGTGTACAACGTGCACCAGAACGTAGAATGTTTAAAATTGACGTAGGTAACATGCCTAGTCATTTAGCAATGGCATTCGTAGATAGAATTAAAAACGAAATTCACCAAAGACGTATTCCAAGTATTCATGGTGGTCAGTCTGTAGTTGATGCTACATATAATCCACTATCAATGAATGAAGATTACTTTTTCCCTGTAACAGCAGAAGGTAGAGGATCATCTATCGAAGTTCTCCCAGGTGGACAAAACTTAGGTGAAATTGATGACTTAAAATATTTCAATAATAGATTAGCAAGAGGACTGCGTGTACCTAGTTCATACTTACCCACAGGTCCTGATGACAACACAACACCTCTAAACGATGGTCGTGTTGGTACTGCTATGATACAAGAGTTTAGATTCAATCAGTACTGTGAAAGACTACAGAACTACATCTGTCAAAAACTTGACGATGAATTTAAATTATTCTTGCGTTGGAGAGGATTCAACATCGATACACAGATGTTTGATTTATCTTTTAATCCACCGCAAAACTTTGCCGCTTATCGTCAAAGTGAATTAGATACTGCAAGAGTTGGTACTTTTGGAGCAATGGAAGCATTCCCCTACATGTCTAAACGTTTTGCACTAGAAAGATTCTTAGGATTAACAGAAGAAGAAATCAACAAGAATGAAAAACTTTGGGCAGAAGAAAACACTGAAGCACAAGACGCAGATCCATCAGGCTCTGATCTTAGAAACATTGGAGTGTCTACAGGAGACTTTGACGCAGACATGGACACTAGTGAAGAAATCGAAGACCAAGAAAACTTAGAAGACTTCGGAGACATGGATGTTGCTGGTCCAGTAGGTACTCCGGGTACAGCAACCGGCTCAGTTGATGGCGCCGGCGAAGTTGGCCCTGCTCAAGGTGTGTAGTGAAACTTAAACACATTATTACATGTGGTTGTAGTTTTGGAGATGCCTATACTCCATGGACATGGCCTTACGTATTAGAATCACATATCAAATCATTAGACCCTAACGTAACATTTGACCACAGAGGTATGGGTCATCAAGGTCAAGAACTCATACAAAAGAAAACAACAAATGCTATTGTAGATGCATTAGACAATGGTATTGATCCATCTGAAATAGGTGTTGTTGTTTCTTGGAGCGGTAATGATCGCAAGACGTGGTACATAACAAACCAAGACTATATCAATGATATTAAAAAACACTGGAGCACTTCAGGCGGAGACAGTTGGCATGTACAATTTTGTGATCTAAAGAACAGTAAAGAGGGTGTTGAAGTCTTACCTTTTAATAATGAGAACGGTGAGTATTATGTTCAATACAATCCTAACGGCGGATGGTATCACTCTGCATGGCATCATAGAGAACCTAAATTTATTAATGATTATATAATGCTTACTGAGGCTATAACAGACAGACAATATGATCGACACAACATTAATTCACTACATGTTGCATTAGAAAACATGATTATGTTACAGAATACATGTAAAGTACATGGTATTAAATTCTATCAACAATATTATATGGATCATACGTATAAAGATATTGAGGCATGTAAAGATCACCCTATTATAGAATATCTTTATAAACAATTAGATCAGACAATCAGAGTAAAGCCTGCAATCCATGAATATGTCAAACCTTTTGGCATGACAATATCAGAAGAAGATGTGCATCCTAATAAAGAAGGGCACCAAAAATACTTTGATGATGTTCTAAAACCCTTTTTAGAAGAAAAAAACTTTTTTGAATAAATATTAATATGAAATTATTTGAAATGTTTGATGCGGCAACCCCAGGATACCAAGAAGTTGAAGGTGACAACTCCAAACCTATATGGAGAACATCTAGGAAAACAAAACTTACATTAAGTCAAATAAGAAAACTACGTAAAATGTTAGATGTTAGAAATTATGAAAAAGCAAAACATTTAACTAAAGTTAGAAATCAATACGGGGCAAAACCAGATCCAGAGGCTGGTCCTAGTATTTAATTTCCTCTATTAAGAAAATCGACGGATTTGTCTATTTTCGCCTCAAATCTGCCAAAAACGCAAAAAAGTAGTACTTAAATAGCACTTTTTATAACTACGCACTAAATATCTCTACAAAGCCATACTTTATTATATCAGGAGAAAAGTACAATGGAAAACAAGAAATTTGAACAATTAATCGATCTCATTATTAATGAAGACGAAGAACAGGCGAAAGAACTGTTCCACAACATTGTTGTCGAAAAATCAAAAGAAATCTACGAGTCTATCATGGAAGAAGAATTATCTGAAGAAATGAAAGACGATGACGACCTAGAAGAAGGAATGGGTGGTCAAGCAGGTGATCTGATGGATGAAATCCAAGCAGAAGAATCTGGCGTTGCTGAAGATGCTGAAGAAGAAATTGACGTTGATTCAGAAGAAGTTTTCGACATTGAAGGCGATGATGAAGTAGATGCTACTTTAGACATCGAAGCAAACTCATCTGAAGAAGTAGAAGATGCAGTTGTAAGAATTGAAGACAAACTCGACACATTATTAGACGAGTTTGAAGAACTCATGGCCGACCAAGACGAATTAAAAGGTCGTGATGACGAGATGGATGCAGACATGCATGACATCGAAGACGAAATTGAAGACCAAGAAGTTGACGTAGACGTTTCTGTTGATGACGAAGAAGTAGTTGCTGAAGCAATTAATCTTCCTAAAGTAACAGCACATATGGGAGACAACGGTAGTAATACTAAGTCACCAGTAACTGCAAACTCAGGTCAAAAAGGAATGGACTCACACCCAGTCGACTTTGACAAAGGTAGTGATGAAAAAGGACGTACTGCTCCGACTGCTAAAGACGTAGATGGTGCTTCTTCATTCCAAAACGTTCCTGGAAACAATAAAGGACCTAAATTGAGTCCTGCTCCGAAGCCGGTAACGTCACAGGCTGAAGGTACTAATACTAAATCTGTAATAGATTAAGGACTGATACAAATGGCTTTGTATCTTAAAGAACACTTATCATTCGACCGTGCTGAAATGATGGTCGAATCGGTAAAAGAAGGTGATTCTAATTTAAAGACTCTTTATATGAAAGGGATCTTTATTCAGGGAGGGGTAAAAAACGCCAATGAACGTGTTTACCCCGTTTCTGAAATTCAAACTGCTGTAGACACCTTGAATGACCAAATTAAAGAAGGTCATTCAGTATTAGGTGAAGTAGACCATCCAGATGATTTAAAGATTAACTTAGATCGTGTTTCACATATGATTACTAATATGTGGATGGATGGGCCTAACGGCTATGGTAAGTTAAAGATTTTACCGACTCCAATGGGTCAGTTAGTTCAGACCATGTTAGAGTCAGGGGTAAAACTCGGAGTATCTAGTAGAGGTAGCGGAAACGTTAACGATTTAGATGGCCGAGTCAGTGATTTTGAAATAATCACTGTAGATATTGTTGCCCAACCAAGTGCTCCTAATGCATACCCTAAAGCAATATACGAAGGTCTTATGAATATGACCAACGGACATAAAGTTTTAGAAGTTGCAAGAGAAGCAAGAGGCAATAAACAAGTAGAACGGTTTTTGAAGGACGAGGTAACTCGTCTTATCAAAGACTTAAAAATCGACTAAAAACAGAGGGGAAATCAGCATGTTAGATGCTATCAAACCATTAATTGATTCAGGTCTTATTAATGAAGATGTCGCAGGTGAATTAGAAAGCACTTGGGAAACTAAATTAACTGAGGCTAAAGATCAAGTTCGTGGTGAACTTAGAAATGAGTTTGCACAACGATACGAACATGACAGAAGTGTGATGGTTGAAGCCCTTGATAAGATGATTACAGAATCTCTAACTGAAGAAATTAAAGAATTTCACGAGGAGAAGACTGCAATTAACGAAGACCGCGTAAAAGCGAAAATGAAACTTAAGGAAAGTGCAAAGAAATTTAATAACTTTATGGTAACTAAGTTAGCAGAAGAAATTAAAGAACTACGTGCAGACCGTAAGGTTCAGTTGGAAAACCAAGATAAACTTCAAAAGTTTATCACTCATGCATTGGCTAGAGAGATCAAAGAATTTGCTCAGGATAGACAAGCAGTGGTAGAACAACGAGTCAAGTTAGTTGCCGAAGGTCGTACACAATTAGAAGCATTGAAAGAGAAGTTTATTTCTGAAAGTGCCTCAAGATTGAGTAAGTCAGTATCATCTCATCTGAAAGGTGAATTATCACAACTTAAGGAAGATATTCAAATTGCTAGGGAGAATAACTTCGGTCGTAAGATTTTTGAAACATTCGCAGGTGAATTCAGCACAACTTATCTTAATGATAAGGCTGAAACACGTAAGATTGTTTCTGAGTTAAACGACAAAGAAAAAGAACTAGCCGAGTCAAGGGTTCAACTTGCGAAAGCACAAGAACTTATTGAGTCGAAAGAACGTGAAGTAAACATTATTAAAGAATCTACTCAACGTGAAAAGACTTTAGACAATTTAGTGTCATCTTTGAACAAAGAGAAGGCTCAAGTAATGCGATCTTTATTAGAAAGTGTTCAGACGCCAAAACTGAAGAACGCATTTGATAAGTATTTACCAGCAGTATTGAACGAAGGAAGTGAAAAGAGGACTGAAAAGGCTTCTTTAACTGAATCTGTTTCAACTGCACAAACAGGTAATAAATCTGCCAAGAAAGAACAAGAGGTTGAGGTAGATGACAGCAATGTTATCGATCTTAAGCGCCTGGCAGGGCTTTAATTATAAACTAGACATAGAAATTTAGGAGAAAATAACCATGTCACAAGTACTCTTAGAAAGCCGTTGGGACGAGACAAAAGACGCCCTGTTAGAAGGCTTAAAAGGCACTCGCCGATCAACAATGGGTGTAATCCTTGAAAACACTCGCAAAGGTCTCTTAAATGAGAATGCTACCGCAGGTAGTACCTCTGCAGGAAATATTGCTACACTTAACCGTGTGATTTTACCAGTAATTCGTAGGGTTATGCCTACTGTTATTGCTAACGAACTAGTCGGCGTACAGCCAATGACTGGTCCTGTTGGACAAATTCATACATTACGTGTACGTTATGCTCAGTCATTGACTGACAATTCAGCAGCCGCTACTTCTGTAACTGCTGGTGAAGAAGCATTATCACCGTTCAAAATTGCACAGGCTTACTCACGTACAGCCCAAGCAACTGCGACAGCAAACTCTTATACTGGTGCTGATACAGCAACTTTAGAAGGTAATGGTGGTAAGCAAATCAGTGTGCAAATCTTAAGACAGGCTGTAGAAGCCAAGTCACGTAAGTTACAAGCACGTTGGACTTTTGAAGCCGCTCAGGATGCTCAGTCTCAACACGGAATCGATGTTGAAGCAGAAATCATGGCCGCTTTAGCACAAGAAATCACTGCTGAAATTGATCAGGAGATTTTATTATCTCTTAGAACATTGGCAGCAACTGAGTTCACATATAACCAGGCAGCGGTATCAGGTACTGCTACTTACGTTGGTGACGAACATGCCGCATTAGCAGTTCTAATCAACAGAGTTGCAAACTTGATTGCACAAAGAACACGTAGAGGCGCAGGTAACTGGGCTGTTGTTTCTTCTGCCGCATTAACTGTATTACAATCTGCTACTACATCAGCATTTGCACGTACAACTGAAGGTACTTTTGAAGCACCTACTAACACTAAGTTTGTTGGTACGTTGAACGGCGCAATGCGTGTTTTCGTTGATTCATATGCTCCTGATACTCAAGCAGTATTAGTTGGATATAAAGGATCATCTGAGACTGATGCGGCGGCATTCTACTGCCCATATATTCCATTAATGAGCAGTGGTGTTGTACTAGATCCATCAACATTCGAACCAGTCGTTTCATTTATGACACGTTACGGATATGTAGAGTTAACTAACACTGCATCATCATTCGGTAACGCGGCTGACTACGTTGGTGAAATCGCAGTTCAAAACTTAACTTTCCAATAAGCCGATTATTATATAATCAACTTATTAATAAGTTTAAGGAAGAGTCTTTTAGGCTCTTCCTTTTTTTATGGTTGCCCTTTTTTATAGTAAATACTTGACAATCTTAGCCGATGGTTATATAATATTAAGATAAGTTTGGAGAACACATATGGCAAAAAGAATTTTTAGAATCGAAGCCGGTCGATATGGCGGCGAAACAGTAATCGGAGAAGTAGACGATTCATTTGTAGAAGCAATGATCAATGAAGACCAAGAAAAATTAATCGAACATTGTACAAGTGCAGACGAAGAAGACTTTGAAGGTCCTATTCCTTGCGAAGGGTATTATATGTGGGAGTGTGATGAAATAGAACATCTCAACTCAGCGTATGCAGACAGCGGATTTGTTGTTACCGAAGTGACTAATGAAGAAAACAAGTTCGATTACTCAGAAACTGAAACTAACTTTGAACCAGTAGCATGTCTTTATGGTAGAGAAGCATATACACAAAATAGTGAACCGGATTGGGAAGATATTGACAAAGAAAAAGATGATTACGTTCCAGTTCTAAACTTTCACAGTTCTGAAAAAGGTAATTTTGGTTGTTGGTTTGTAGAAACAGAAGGCGAACCATTCGACAAATATAAATTTACATATGGTGTCGTTGAAACTAATATGGGAGAATTTATTGATAGAGTTTACTATGATGGCAAAGAATTAGATTGTGAATATGATTATTCTGATAGCATCGGTAAGGCTTATTATGCAGAAGTAGGCTGGTTCAATAGAAGATGGCATGATAGTTATGACAAATATGATGAAGATCAATTAGACTCTATTTATTGGGAAGATTTTGCAGAACAAGTAGACTATGAAAAGAAAGAAGCATCTACAACAGTGCCTTTAAATATTTCAGCAGAAGAAATTATCGGAGAAGTAGGCACAATAGAAAATCCAGGGGAAATTGATCCTACAATTGAACCTATTAATGAACCACCTGTTGTTAGTGAAGAAGAAGCAGAAACTTATAAAGAATTGCAAGATCAATTAACTCAACTTAACGGACACGGGGACGGTAGAGGGGAAGAAGGCGAAGAAATCTAAATGGCTAGATGTCGTCCTGAAGACTGTAACTTAGAAACAGACAACTTAACTATAATTTGGTACCATAATTATTCAGGTGGCAAATTTATGGCTAATTGTTTAAGTCTGTCTGATCATGGATTGTTTGGTCATAAAGAAATGACCGAAGCACAACTTAGAGGAGAGTTGTCTCCTGATGATAAATTAAACTATTTGTTAGGTCAAATAGATGAAATTCAAAAAGGAGTCTTTTGGACTGATCTTAACATATCAGATAATAAATTTTTTGGTTTTGATAAAAAAGATTATATCGATCCTTGGAGAGGCATTTCATATTGGGATTATGTCAAAGATGTGTCGTATGGTGATTACAAATTTTTCATAGCATCACATTTTAATCCAGAAGTTATCGAAATCAAAAAGATTTGGAAGAATGCAAATATTATATTGTTTACTCATCCTCATGGGTATGTCGAAAAAAGAGCAAAAAACGATCCTAAAATTAGTGTTTTTTATGACAGACTAGTTGACTACGAAGATAATATAGCAGAAATGAGAGCATTACCAAATGTTGTATATGATTTTGATGTACGAAAGTATGAATCTGAAACCGAAACATTAGATGCTATTAAAGAAATGTATGATATTTTAAATATTAAAGGTTATGACAGAGAAAAACTTGCAATCTATTATAATCATTGGTACAACAAGATAGAAGAAATTAAATACGAAACGTAGAATCTACTGACATTTCTAATTGTTTTTGACCCTCTCGTAATTTCTTATTGCGTAATCTACTACAGTTAGCACAGATTGTCAATATGTTTTCTTTTGCTTTGTTATTAGGATCAAAATCTTTATAAGCAATATCTAACTGAATTAAATCTTCAGGCACAAATCCACACTCAATACACATTGTATTTTTCATTGGTATTTTTTTATTATAGATTGCTTTAGCACAATCTGTACAGTATTTGTGCCATTTCTGAAAGCCATGCTTACTAACACCATTTGGTTTAGCAAAAGATATGTTGCAATTACTACATTTTGGTCTTGCTGGTTGTCTTGTAAGCATAATTTTATTTATTAAAAAGACTCACAGGGTTCTTTTTTCCAAACTAAATTTTATTATATCAGTATAAATACAGTATATAATTAATGGAATCTATACATGGCCGCAGACAAATTTAATGCATTAACCGGATTATCAGTTGGTTTACCTTCAATTGATGTAGTAGCCGCTAATGGTAATATCGTAACAAATCATAATTATCCACAGGGTAATGTAACATCTAATAGTGTTTATGCAAACAATTACTTTTTTGCTAACGGGGTAGCATTTACAAGTGATCCTGCAGGGTCAAACACCGAAGTTCAATTCAACAATAATGGTAATTTTGGTGCTAGTCCAAATTTAGTATTTGATTCTAGTGCTGGAACATTAATCTCAAAAAATCTTACAGTAACAGGTAATACACTATTAGGAGATGCCGAAAAAGTAACAATATTAGGTGGAACAAACGGATATGTTTTACAAACAGACGGTGCGGGCGGATTAAGTTGGACAGCCCAAACAGGCAACGGGGGCGGAAACGGATCACCCGGCGGTGCTAATATGCAAGTACAGTTCAATAGTGCTGGTTCATTTGCAGGCGATGCAGGATTTACATATGATGTAGATGATGATTTACTATCAGCAATTCATATTGCAGGTGAAGCAGGTAACCTATCTAATCTAACATATTCTAATATTACAGGTATCGGAAACGTATCAGCAGTAAATCTTACCGGTGAAGACAATAAAGTTTTATATGCTAATGGTGTATTTGCAGATATATCAGCCGGCGCAAGTGCAAACTTTGCTAACTATGCCGGCAATGTCACAACAGGCGCACAACCTAACATTACATCAGTAGGAACATTAACTGGCCTACAGATAAGCGGAGGGTTGTCTGTAACAGGTAATATAGGTGTTAGTAATCTAGCAGTTACAGATGATACTACATTTTCAGGCCCTGTTAATTTTAGTACGTTAAGTAATGTCACAGTTTCATCAGATATTAATGCGATCACATCACCTAATATTAATTTACCTATTGCAAATTTGCATATTGACGGTGGACTTAATGGATATGTATTAGCCACAGATGGTGCAGGTAATCTTTCTTGGACAATTCAATCAGGTGGAGGCGGTGGTGGTACCCCGGGAGGAGCCAACACACAAATGCAGTTTAACAATCAAGGTGCATTTGGCGGTTCTGCTAACTTTGTTTATGACAGTACATTAAACAAAGCAACAATGGCAGGAGAGTTTGTTGCAAATAATTTAACAGTGGGTTCAGGAGCATATTCGTTTAGAACTACTAAAGTAAAAAACGGTGTAACAACAACTACTTCAGCAGTTGAAATATGTGCAACAGAAGCAGCCACAGTATCAGCAATTGATTATACTATTGTTGCTACAGATCCTGCAAATTCATCCAGACAGACTACAAAATTAACAACAGCAGTATATGGAACAACAGTTAACTACGTAGAATATGCAACTATCTCTGTAGGATCGTTACTTGCTGATTTTGAAGTAACTTATGTGCCGGGAGATGCATTTAGAGATGCTCAAGTAGTTTTATATGCTACTCCAGCCACAACAAACGAAACAACTTATAAAATTTTATTAGAAGAATATTCCTCTTAAAAAATAATAAAAAACTTGCAAAAAACTATTAGATAGCAGTTATTTTTTGCAGAAACATATAAATACAATTATAGTTTACGGAGACCAAACCATGGCAATTAAAGCATTTAACTCGGTTGCGGGATTTTCAGTAGGAGAAACCCCGGCCAACATAATTTTATCGAACGGTTATATCACAACAAACGGTGCAACGTTTACAGCAAACATTGCGGCATTGGGTGTATTAACCGATAACTTATATTACGCAAACGGCGTACCCTGGGACTTACAAGAACCAGCAGGTGCCAACACTCAAATCCAGTTCAACGATGATCAGGATTTTGGTGCAAGTGCGAATCTCACATTTGACACTGCTACATCTAACTTAGATGTCGTAGGTAATGTCACAGCAACAGCATTTTTTGGAGATGGTGCTAACTTAACAGGTATTGATGCGACAGGCATTCAAAACGGAACATCAAATGTCCGTATACCAGCATCAGATGGCAATATCGAATTAAATTCAGGTGGAAATTTAATTGCAAACATTACAGGCACAGGCGCAAACATTACTGGTACATTAAATGTATCAGGTATAGTTACTGTTCCTAGTACTACTGGTGCAATTGATGTTGCATTAGGAACACCTACTCAAGGAAATCTAACATCTAATGCTTTAACTTTAACAACAGCATCATCGGTCTCCAATTCGATTGCACAGTTAAATGAAGTTTTAGGTAAATTAGTTCCTGAAAGCCCAGATAACTTCCCAGGAAGTCAGTCTATTACGATTCAAAGCACATCTTCATACAGAATGGCAGATAACTTTACTCAGCCTGACAACACAGCAGGTGGATCAGCGGCAGTGGCTGCAGGTACAACTGTATCTAAAACAAGAAGATCAGCAACGTATAATGTTAATGCAATAACAAACACTGGACCAGGTGACAATGGCACAGTTTCTGTTCAACTTAATGGTTCAGCCGCAGGAAGCAGAACTCTTACTTCATCACTTGACGGTGACGGTACTTATGGTAACCTAATCATCTCAAATAACGTAGACTATAATGAAGTTGATTCAAATGTAGCGGCAGGCTTCTGGTCAGTCTTTACAGCAGATGCATCGGGTTCTGTATCAGATGGTTGGAACGAAGTATTAATTGATGATACTGCAACAACATCTACAAACAAAGAAACTTGGTACTATGATTCATCGAATCCTGGTACACCTCAGTTTACATCAACATCATTTACAGCACCAGGTGCACCTAGTTATACATACAGTTCAACTGTTCCTCACTATAACAACACAAATGATTTTGCTGTAGCATTTAACGTTAATAGATTATCAGGTAACATGTATCCAACAAGTGACACATTTGTCACAGGATCATCAGGCGGTGCTTTTGCATCACCTGCTAGTGTAACATATGCAACTGCTGGAGTAACAACTCCACTAGATGCTCAATTACACGTAGCATCAGGAAGCCAAGCAGTTACAACTACATCTTCTATTATTTCAGGATTCGGTTCAAGTACATCGGGTCCATCAGTTTCTGTCTTTAACTCTTATGCAACAGGAGTACAATCATTCTCTCCTGGAGGCACAGTACTTTATAAGACAGGTACTGCATCTTCTTCAAGCAGAATTGAAGAAGCAAACGTATATATTGGTTCATCAATCGGTTCAGGATCAGGGTTAGCACAACGTATTGAAAACCCAGGATCAGGAGACACACCAGCATTCTCTGCAACTGCAACAGTATTTGATAGTGAAAACAGCACATTAGAGACTTATGATGCAACAGTTGTCGGAGATTTACTAAGCCATGACGAGACAGATTATTCTTCTGGTTACTTACCAGCAGGACCTGACTTGTCAGCAGGTAGATCAGGAACACAATATTTCACATTTAAATTTATAAGAACATCAGTTTCTAAATTTGATGTTAAATTTTCAGGGACACTGGCAGGGTGCTGGGTAGCATTACCCGGATCAACAATCGATTCAACTTCTTCAGAGAACGGATGGATTGATATGACGGTGTCTTATGCAGGATCGGGTGTTCCCGGTGCTAACACAGGGTCAGGAGGAAACGGTTCAAACGGTTGTGCATTAGGCGGTGTAATACCAACAGGATCCTCTCAAACAAATAAATCAACGACTGCTACTTTCGGTACAGTAAGTTCATCTAGTACAGCAACTAATGAAATTTATGTTCGTATCGCATTAACAAGCGGTCAATCGATAACAGCCTTATCACTAGAATCTGCGAGTAACTAAAAATGAGTATACCTATTTCACAAAAAGTCGACCTACTTTATAAACAGGCATTCGGAGTCACTAAAACTGATACCGAATCTAACAAGAGCCCGAGTAACGAGGCAATAGCAAGTCCACTACTTAATCGTGGTGATACTTTATGGACTCAGGCTGATCAAATACCAGGAACAGCGGCAGCCGTTGCTAGTATTGTTCAATCATATACTGGATCAAACGCAGTTGAATGTACAGCAGATAATACTACTGTACCAGTAGGCAGTGTTTACCCCACATGGAAAACTGATTTAACTTATTGGATTCCAGCAGAATTTGGCGCTACATATGCAGTCCAAGTTTGGGTAGATGATTCAGGAGTTGCAGACCCTACTTCAACTGGTACGCAAATATTTGCGGCGGGTTCAGGTGGAACAGGTGAGTTCTTCTATAACTATCAATCAGGTGTTCTCAACTTTATCGGAGAAACGATTCCGTCAGCCTTAACAAGCAGTAAAGTTCTTTACATCGTAGGTTATAGATATATCGGTAAGACAGGTGTTAACAACTTACCTGACTCACAGATTGGTAACTTAGACATAACTGATCAGACTATTACAGGTCAAGATACAGATGCTAATATCGTTCTTGTTGCAAATGGTACAGGTCAAGTAACAACATCAGGTAACATTACTGCTTCATATTATTATGGAGACGGTTCTCAATTAACAGGTATTGACACATCAGGTGTTTCAAATGGTACATCAAATGTTCGTATTGCAGTCGCAGACGGCAACATCGAATTAAACGTTGACGGCGCACTAACAGCAAATGTTACTGACACTGGCATGGTAATGACAAATGGTAATTTAGACCTCGGTAATGTCATTGCAACAGGTGTAGGTACATTCACAGGTAATGTTTCAGCAGGTAATGTTAGCACAGGTGGACAAGTAGACGTAACAGGTAACTTAACTGCTGGTAACGTAGCAGGTGGAAACTTAGTTTCAGCATCATTTTTTACAGGTACATTAATAGATGGTACCTCAAACATCACTGTTAACAACAATGGCAACATCGATTTAGTTTCTGCAGGAAACACAACTGCTGTCGTTAGTGGAACAGGATTAGACATTACAGGTACCGTTGACGCAAATGGTACAGGTACTTTTGGAGCAATAATTACTCCAACTGTTACTGGTACTACAGGTAATCTAACATTAACAGCGGGTTCATCAGATGATTACGTTGAGATCAGACCTACAGGTACTGGTCAAGTTCACGTAGGTGGATTTAGAATCGAATCTGTTGGAACACCAACAGCATCAACTGACGCCGCTACTAAGCAGTACGTAGATGACGTAGCACAAGGACTTGCAGTTCATGCGCCTTGTGTCGTAGCATCAACAGATACATTGGCAACAATGTCTGGTGGTACTGTAGCATATGACAACGGCGCATCAGGTGTCGGCGCAACTCTTACAATTTCTGGCTCAACATTAACAGCAATTGACGGAATAACTTTAAGCACAGATGATAGAATTTTAATCAAAGATGAATCTACATCAGCACATAATGGTATCTATGTATACACAAGTTCAACTGTCTTAACAAGAGCAGACGATTTTGACACACCAACTGAAATGGCAGGCGGTGACTTTACATTTGTATCACAAGGTACAATTTATAACGACACTGGATGGGTAATGACAGATCCAGTAACAACAGTTGGTACTTCTGACGTTAACTTTGTTCAGTTCTCTGGCGCAGGATCATTCACAGCAGGTGCAGGTCTTACATTAACTGGCACTGAATTCTCTGTTAACGTTGATAACTTAACAACAGATATTCAAGGTGGAAACGTAGTTGTTAAAACTTCTGCTCAGTTAACTACTCCAAATATCGGAGAGGCAACTGGTACAAGTTTAACAGCAACCGGTAACGTAGCAGGTGGTAACTTAACAACTGCAGGTGTTGTAAGTGCTACAGGTAACATAACAGGTGGAAATGTAGCAGGTACAACAGGTACGTTTACAGATATCGCAGGTTCACTAACAACAGCGGCTCAACCAAACATCACTTCAGTCGGTACTTTAAGTTCATTAACTGCATCTGGTAACATTGGTTCAACAGGCGGCATCTTTAATGGTGACGGTTTCGGATTATCAAATATCCCAGCCGCAAATATTACAGGTTTAAGTTTATCAAGTATTTCAAATGGTACTTCTAATGTAGATATTGCGGCTTCAGATGGTAACATCACAATGGGTGTTAATGGTACTGGAGACGTAGTAGTTGTATCAGACGGCGGAATTGAAGTAACAGGAACAGCAGACGTTAGTTCTACTGTAACTGCTCCCGCATTTACTGCTAACACAGGTCTATTCACTGGTGACGGTGGCGGCTTATCTAATGTAGCAGGTGGCAACGTAACAGGTGAAGTAAGTTTTGCGGCGACTGCTAACTCAGTAGCAGGTGCTAACGTATCAGGTCAAGTAGCAAATGCACTCGTATCAGGTACTGTATATACAGCGGCACAGCCTAACATTACTTCTGTAGGTACTTTAACAAGTGTCGAAGTAAGTGGTACAGCAAATGTAGCAGGTAACTTGAATGTTGGTACTAGTGAAATTTCAACACTAGCGGCAGGAACAGTAACTACTACAACTACATCACAAACAGCAATTGCTAGTTTCGCAGTTTCAGGAATAAATGGAATTGAATTCTTAGTAAAAGGTATAGACTCAACATCAGGTAATGTAAGTGTTGCTTCAGTGTTGACAGTTACAGATGGCTCTACAGTTGATTACTCAGTTTATGGTCAATCATATTTGACAGGTAGCCCGGGTACATTAGCAGTAGGATTAAATGGTAGTGATTTAGAATTGTTGGTAACACCAACATCAACTAACTCAACTGTTTGGGTTACACAATATAGGTTTATTTAATAATGGGAATTAGATCCTTTAACTCAGTTGGAGGGTTTTCGGTAGCCGAAACACCCGTTGAGATAGTCAGTAACATAGGTAATGTTACACCTACTAACTTAGATGTTAGTAGTGGACTATCTGATTTAGGTGCTGTTGGCAATATTACTATAACTGGAGGCTCCGCAAACCAAGCACTGTTAACAGATGGTGCAGGTAATCTCTCATTTGGTGATGCAGGTATCCCGGCTGATTCAGCCGCAGTTATGCCCTATATTGTTAATGCATCTGAATCATATACAATCGGTGCTAATCTTCAGGGTCTATTTTCACAACCTATAGAAATTGACGGAACATTAGATGTAGAGGGTATTCTTATCGAAGTAGGTGTTTCTCAAAATGCAGAATCATCACAGATTTATTTTGATAATTCAGGTACATTCTATGGTAATACAGGGTTTACATTTAATATAACTTCTGGTAATGTAGATATACCGGGTAATGTTAACCCTAGCGGTGATATTATCCCAGCCGCAAGTAATACATATTCTTTAGGTTCTAATGATAATCGTTGGAGCAACTTATATCTTGCTGGTAACACAATCTACATTGGTACTTCTACTATTTCTGAAGACGGTGGTAATTTAGTACTTACTAACGCAGAAGGCGGTACATTAACAGTAGAAGGCGCTGATGCAGTCGATACATCAATGATTGCAAATGGCACTTCAAACATTAAAGTTATAGCCAATGCAGGAGTTGCATTTAATTTAGCAGGCAGTGACAATGTTGCAACAATTTCTACTGCAGGCGTCATTACTAGTTCAGGTAATGTTGTACCATTAGGTATCAAAACAGACAACTATTATTATGCAAATGGAGCCGCAGTTGATTTTGGTGAATCGGCAGCCGGATCTGATACACAAGTACAGTTTAATGACAATGGGTCATTTGGTGCATCAGGTAATTTAACATTTGCAGATGCTTCAGGATTATTGACAGCATCAGGTAATGTAGTAGGTAACAACTTTATCTCTACATCTGGCACAATGCTGTTTGGCACTGGCGCCGGACAAGGAACAATTTCTGTGGATACAGGCACAACAACTGCCGGTGTATTCACAACTAATATGACAGACGTTAACATTGGTTTGAATGCTAACGTTGTAATATGTGGTACAGGTAAAACATTAACAGCACGTGGTAACGTGTCTGCGGATAACTTAAATTCAACTACGTTATCTGTTGATGATTTGTATAGTAGTAGAACAGCAGTTTCAGTAGGTAGTGCAAACACTACTATTGATACATTTGCCGCATCTGCTTACAGATCAGCAAAATATACAATTAAAGTTTCTGATAACACAGGTTATCAGGCAATTGAAGTATTATTAGTACATGATGGTGTAACTCCAATAATGACAGTATACGGTTCTATATCGACAACAAGTGCAGATTTAATAACATTATCTACTGTAATGTCAGGATCTAATGTATTGTTAAGAGCATCACCTGAAAATAGTAGTACTAGTGTTAATTTGATGGGTACATATGTACCAGACTAAAAATCAATACGGGAAATAACGATAAATAGAATTATGCCGAAAAGGCAAATTTAACTATAATAGGGTAATAGGAAATGTTAATATTAAAACAAAATACGGCGGCATCAGTCCCCACCCCGGCTGCGGGAAAAGGTACAATCTTCTTAAGTGACTCAGATGTACTGTCAGTCAAAAAGAGTTCGGGATCGGTAGAATCGTTCCCTACAGTAGGCGGGTCGAATACGCAGGTATTCTTCAACGATAACAATGCGATCGGCGGCAATGCAAACTTAACGTTTGATAAAGCCACTAGTATTCTTACTGTTACAGGTAACGTAGGCGCTACTAGAGTCTTAACAGATAATTTATTATATGCAAACGGCGCACCCTATGACTTTCAACAACCCGCTGGCTCAAATACGCAAGTTATCTTTAATGATGAAGGAGACTTTGGTGCAGACTCAACATTTACATTCGATAAAACTACTGATACCCTATCAGCAACTAATGTCGTTGCAACTGCATTAACAGGTGAAATACAAACTGCTTCTCAGACTAATATCACAAGTGTTGGTACCCTAACAGCACTAGCAGTAACAGGTAATTCAGATGCCGGAAACCTTAACGCAACTAATACACTAAGCGGTACAGATTTAAGCATTTCAGGAAACGGAGTCATTGGTGGAAATTTAACAGTTAACGGTGACTTAACATACGTCAACGTAAGTTCTTTCGATGTCGAAGATCCAATTATTACAATGGGAGGTGGCCCAAACGGAGCGGCTCCTACAGCAGATGACGGTAAAGATCGTGGTACAGCATTACAATATTATGACGGTAGTGCAGTTCTAGGATTTATGGGTTGGGATAACTCAGCCGGAGAATTTATCTTTGGCGCTGATGTTATCAACGCAGACGAAGTAATCTCAGTTAATACATATGGTAACGTTCATGGTAACGTATTCATAGGTGATGCAGGTGGTTTATCAAATGTAATCGCCGCAAATATCTCAGGCACAGTAGCAAACGCAACACATGCATCAACAGCAAATACAGTAGTTGATGCGGCACAACCAAACATTACAAGTGTTGGTACATTATCAAGTGTCGTTGCAGGAGAAGGATCAGCATCAGATTTTGGAAACGCAACAGCAATATTCGGTGCAGACAACACAGGATCATCATTAGGTGATAACATCGGTGTTGTTGGTGAAGCCGCGGCAAACTCAACAGCAGGCATCAATGGTATCGGTGTATACGGATACGGCGCAACAAATGGATCAGACAAAGGTACTGGTGTTTATGGACAAGGTGTCATAGGAGATACTAATGATACTGGAGCGGCAGTAGGTGTACGAGGTACAACAGCCGGAGTACATGCTAGTGGTATGAACGTAGGTTTATACGGTCTTGCTTCTGGTTCTAGTGTTTCTAACTATTCTTTGTATCTTGTACAAGGTAGTATCGGAACTATAGAAAACCCAATTACATGGGAAGTTGCAGATAACGAAGCAGGTGCATTAAGATGGAGTTCAGCAGGTAAAGCAAACATCTTTATGATCGAATCTACTGACAATGCTGAGGGTATTTCAACAACAGGTTACTTAAACGTAACAGGTAATATTACTGCAACAGCAGGTATTAAAACAGACAACTATTATTATGCAAACGGAGCACCAGTTGACTTTCAACAGCCAGCAGGTTCAAATACAGAAGTTATCTTTAACGATGACGGGGACTTCGGAGCAGATTCAACATTTACATTTGATAAAGACACTAACGTCTTATCAGCAACAACTGTAACAGCAACTACATTAAATGGTACTTTAGGTACTGCATCACAAACTAACATTACTTCAGTAGGAACATTAGGTTCATTATCTGTAACAGGTAATGTTGATGCAGGTAACGTTAATGGTACAGGCGGTGTATTCACATACGTATCAGGAGACGGTGCTAACTTAACATCAATTGCTGGTGCTAATGTAACAGGAGAAGTATCAAATGCCGCAACAGCAAACGCAGTTGCAGGTGGAAACGTATCAGGTGCAGTCGCATTAGCAACAAGTGCAACATCAGCAAATGCAGTAGCAGGCGCTAATGTAACAGGAGAAGTTGACTTTGCCGCAACTGCAAACGCAGTAGCAGGTGCAAATGTAAGCGGAACAGTAGCATTAGCAACATTAGCCACAGATGCTACAAGTGCTAACGCAGTAGCAGGTGCTAACGTATCTGGTGAAGTAGCATTTGCCGCAACAGCAAATGCTGTAGCAGGTGGAAACGTTTCTGGTACAGTTGCTCTTGCTTCAGTAGCAGGAACAGTATCAGGAGCCGCACAAGCAAACATTACATCATTAGGTACATTAACTGGTTTAGGTGTCAACGGTACAATTACTGCTTCAGCAATCACAGCAAACACAGGAGTGTTTACAGGTGATGCAGGTGGTTTATCAAACGTAGTCGGCGCTAATGTAACAGGTACAGTATCAAGTGCTACAACAGCAGGTACTGTAACAACAGCCGCACAACCTAACATTACTTCAGTAGGAACTTTAAGTTCTGTAACAACTTCTGGTAATGTTGATACAACAGCAAACGTTGTAACTGATGATATTATTGGTAAAACAGGTGGAGTAACAATTACAGCAATTGGAACTAATCAACCTATCTCATTAGTAACAACAGGTGCTGGATCAGTTGACGTAAACTCAGCAAGAATTACAGAGGTAGGAACACCAACAGCCGCAACAGATGCCGCAACAAAAGCATATGTTGACAGTGTTGCAGAAGGTTTACATGTACATAAGTCTTGTGATGTTGCAACTACAGGAACACTAACATCTATTACTGGTGGTACAATCACTTATGATAACGGAACAGCAGGAGTTGGCGCAACATTAACAACATCTTCTGGAAACTTTGACACAATCGATGGTCAATCATTCTCAAATGGAGAAAGAATTCTTGTTAAAGATGAATCAACAGCCGCAAACAATGGTATTTACGTTAAAACATCGTCTACTGTTCTAACAAGAGCAGACGATTTTGACACACCAACTGAAATGGCAGGTGGAGATTTCACATTCGTATCAACAGGTACACAATACAATGATACAGGTTGGGTAATGACTGATGCAGTAGCAACAGTTGGTACTGATCCAGTGGTTTTTGTACAGTTCTCTGGTGCTGGTACATTTACAGCCGGCGCAGGTCTTACACTAACTGGCTCAGAGTTCTCAATAACTGACACAGCAGTATCAGCCGCATCATATGGTAACGGTACTCATAATGCAACATTCACAGTTAACTCAAGAGGTCAATTAACAGCGGCGGCTAACGTTGAAATTACTGCAGGAGCAGGTTTATTGACTGGTACAGTTCTTAATTCAAGTGTTGTAGATTCATCACTAACATCAGTTGGCACAATTGATACAGGTGTATGGCAAGGTACAGCAATTGGAGCGGCGTATGTTTCAACTCTTAACCAAAACACAACAGGTTATGCCGCAACTGTTTCAAGTGCCGCACAACCTAACATTACTTCTGTTGGTACACTATCCGGACTAACAGTTACTAACCCGATAGCAGGATCAGTCACTGGTTCAGCAGGTTCAGTAGCAGGTGCTGATGTATCTGGTGAAGTAGCATTTGCCGCAACTGCTAACGCAGTAGCAGGTGCTAATGTATCAGGTACTGTAGCAAGTGCAACATCAGCAGGCTCTGCAACTACAGCAGGTTCTGCAACGACAGCAGGAAGTGTAGATAACTCTGTTACATTTAATAACAGTGGTTCAGGAGCAGCCTCAGGAACAACTTATAATGGTGGCACAGCAAGAACTATCTCTTATAACACAGTTGGAGCACCTAGCACAACTGGTACAAACGCATCAGGTACTTGGGGTATTAATGTTTCAGGTTCAGCAGGAAGTGCAGGATCAGCAACAACTGCTGGTACTGTAACAACAGCGGCTCAACCAAACATCACTTCAGTCGGTACTTTAAGTTCATTAACTGCATCTGGTCAGATTCAGGGCGGATCTTTAAGATCAACTACATTGACAACAGGTAGTAACTCAACATCGGGTTCAGTCACAGGTGATTGGACTTTGACTGCAGGTTCTACATGGAATGCAACATATGCTGACTTGGCGGAGAAATACACAGCAGACTCAGACTATGAGCCTGGTACAGTCGTAGTATTCGGAGGAGATGCAGAACTATCAGTAACAGGACAACATGCAACACATACTGTTGCAGGTATTGTAACAACTAATCCTGCTCAAGTCTATAATGCAGAATGTACTGCAGGCGAGGGTGAATTTGTTGTAGAACTAGCACTGATCGGTCGTGTACCATGTAAAGTAATCGGCCCAATTGAAAAAGGTGATCTAATTGTTACTTCTGATCAAGCAGGATTTGGATGTAAGGGTGATCCTGATAACATCAAGCCTGGTACTGTAATTGGTAAAGCAATCACAGCCTTCAACGATGGCCTAGATGGTGTAGTTGAAGTACTAGTAGGTAAAAACTAATTCTAACTACCTTAGAATCGTTAAGTTTAACTTAACAGGCAAAGAGAGTCGAAAGACTCTCTTTCCATATATGGAATTTGTCCGACAATCTGATTTAAGATAAGTAGATATATGAATACTTTTATGATGAGTTTTGACACCAGAATGGCAGAATGGTACATGTTAAGACAACGTATCACTGACTTATCATTAGAAGAACAATGTATTGAAATAGATAAATTTTGGCAACAATGTCCACTTAATAACTACTATCTACATCCACATGATATAAAAGATTGGCCCAATCCATGGCAACTTTTACAAGATAATCATTATTGCTTTTATGCACGTGCATTGGGAATCATTTATACTTTGGCAATATTGGGTATAAAAGAGGTTGACTTAGTTTCAGCAATAGATTATACTAACACTGAAGTAGTACTAGTCTTGGTAGACAACGCAAAATATGTGCTGAATTACTGGCCTGACTCTGTAGTAAATACAGTGCTGTCAGAGTTCACAAACATCAAACATATTGATACTCAAGTATTATATAACAAAATTAATTAGGTAAAGAATGAATATTAAAGTCACTAAAAGATCAGGAAAGGTAGTAGAATTACAATTAGAGAAGTGGCAAGCACAAGTTGCAAAAGTATGTGAAGGTGTATCTGACGTTTCACAATCAATGATTGAAATTACATCACAGCCTCATTTTTTCGACGGTATCACTACTAGAGAAATTGATGAACTTACCCTACGTGCTATAGTTGATTTGATCGATGAAGAACAATCACCTGAAACAGGTCATACTAACTATCAATTTGTAGCAGGAAAACAACGTTTATCTATGTTACGTAAAGATGTGTATGGAGATTATCAACCACCGCATTTATACGAAATTGTTAAAAAGAATGTAAAAGCAGGTTTATATAGTACAGATTTACTTGAATGGTATAGTGAAGATGATTGGAATAAAATGGAAAAGATCATCAACCACGAAAAAGATGAAACCTTATCTTATGCCGCTATCGAACAAATGATAGGCAAATATCTTGTTAGAAATAGATCGACAGGACAGATATACGAAACTCCGCAAGTTAGATATATGATTGCGGCCGCAACAGTATTTCATAAAGAAGAACCGTTATCTGCGAGAATGAGATATATTAAAGAATATTATAATTGTGCAAGTGACGGTTTATTTACATTAGCAACTCCGGTATTGGCTGGGCTAGGAACACCCACTAAACAATTTAGTTCTTGTGTATTAATTAAAAGTGATGATGACTTAGATAGTATTTTTGCATCAGGCGAAATGATGGCAAAGTATGCTAGTAAACGTGCTGGTATAGGTCTTGAAATAGGGCGTTTAAGACCCCTAGGAGCGCCTATAAGAGGCGGAGAGATCATGCATACGGGAATGATACCCTTCTTAAAGAAGTGGTTCGGAGACTTACGTTCATGTTCACAGGGCGGTATTCGTAATGCGAGTGCGACAGTCTTTTATCCTATCTGGCATCATCAATTTGATGATTTGGTTGTACTAAAAAACAATCAAGGTACAGACGAAACAAGAGTAAGACATATGGACTATGGTGTATGTCTAAATGCATTCTTTTGGAAACGTTTTAAAAACAAAGAAAATATTACATTCTTTGATCCAAATGAAGTGCCTGATTTATACGAAGCATTTTATTCAGATACTGCTAAATTTGAGGAACTGTATCTCAAATATGAAAGGTCCCGTAGCCTGCGTAAGAAAGTAATGTCAGCAGAAGAAGTATTTAAATCTGGTATCTTAAAAGAAAGAACAGATACAGGAAGAATATATTTAGTTTACGTTGACAATGTATCTAATCAAGGTCCATTTGATACTACAGAACATCCTATCTATCAAAGCAATCTATGTTGTGAAATACTATTGCCTACAAAGCCTTTTAAACGTTTAGATGATGATAAGGGACGTATTGCATTGTGTACCCTGGGATCGTTGAACTGGGGAGCATTCAGACACCCTGAGGACATGCGTAGAGCATGTCGTATACTTCAAAGAAGTCTTTGCAATATCTTAGATTACCAAGATTTCTTATCGATTCAAAGTAAACTAAGCAACGATGAAATACAACCACTGGGTATTGGTGTTACTAATTTAGCATATTGGCATGCAAAACGTGATTATCAATATGGTGACAAAGATGCATTACAAGATGTTAAGTCTTGGATAGAACATCAAGCATACTATTTGACTGAAGCAACTGTTGAATTAGCAAAAGAAAGAGGCAAGTGTTTAGATAGTGATAAAACATGGTATGGCAAGGGCATGTTTCCTTGGGAACGTAGAGCAAAGGGCGTTAATAAATTAGCAAACTTTAAACCAGAGTGCGATTGGGAATCATTAAGAAAAGAAATGAAAGAGCATGGTGTTAGAAATGCAACTTTAATGGCAATCGCTCCAGTAGAATCATCTAGTGTAGTAATCAATTCAACGAACGGCATTGAAATGCCAATGAGTTTAATCTCTGTTAAAGAAAGTAAAGCAGGATCATTAACACAAGTCGTACCAGACTATCATATCAAACGTGTAAGAAACTCTTATCAGTTGATGTGGGAACAACAAGACTGTGATGCATATCTAAAGACTGCGGCAGTACTAGCGGCCTATGTAGACCAAAGTATATCAACAAATACATTTTACAATCCAGCACATTTTAAAGATCAGAAAGTGCCTACAACATTGATTGCAAAAAATTTAATGCAGGCACATCAATGGGGACTTAAGACTTTTTATTATTCTTTAATAAATAAAGCAGGAGTTAAAAGACAAGACGATCAACTAGTAGAAATAGCAAAACAATACATTGACGAACCGGCATTTGATGATGACTGCGAAGCATGTAAATTATAGGAATTAATTATGAGTAAAGAACAGTACGATTTATCAAAGAAAACTAATTATTTGGAAAGCACAATGTTTTTAGACCCTTCGGGTCCGGTAACTATTCAAAGATTTGAAGAAGTAAAATATGACAAAATAGCAAACTTTGAAGAAACTGCAAGAGGTTTCTTTTGGATACCAGAAGAAATTAGTTTGACAAAGGATGCATCTGATTTTAAAGATGCTAGTGATGCTGTTAAACATATTTTTACTGCAAATCTTTTAAGACAAACTGCATTAGATAGTTTGCAGGGCAGAGGGCCTGCACAAGTTTTTACTCCTGTAGTAAGTTTACCTGAAGTAGAAGCATTATGTTATAACTGGTCTTTCTTTGAAACTAACATTCATTCACGTTCTTACAGTCATATTATTAGAAACATCTACAACGTGCCTAAGGATATTTTTAATACTATCCACGATACACAAGAAATTGCAGATATGGCATCTAGTGTAGGTGAGTACTATGAAGCATTGCATCAAATTAATTGTAAAAAAGAAATGGGTCATAAGATTAACGAACATGAACACATTAAAGCAATTTGGATGGCACTACATGCAAGTTATGCCTTAGAAGCATTACGATTTATGGTTTCGTTTGCTACATCGTTAGCAATGGTAGAAAATAGAATCTTTATTGGTAACGGCAATATCATTTCATTGATTTTACAAGATGAATTATTACACAAAGGTTGGACAGGTTGGATTATCAATCAAGTAGTAAAAGAAGACAAACGATTCTTAAAAGCACAAAAAGAATGTGAACAAGAAGTATATAATATGTATATGGACGTGATCAGAGAAGAAAAAGAATGGGCTGATTACTTGTTTCAGAAGGGCCCTGTAATCGGTTTGAACGCAAATATTCTTAAAGAATTTGTAGACTATACAGCACTAGAATCACTTAAAGCAATAGGTATAAAATACAACGAACCTGCTCCAAAAGCAAGTCCTATTCCTTGGTTTAACAAACATAGTGATACTAGCAAAAAGCAAACAGCATTACAAGAAAATGAGTCAACTAATTATGTAATCGGTGTCATGTCAGAATCACTTGATTACGAAGCCTTACCCGAGTTGTAAGCGCCAAAAAATATTATTTGACTGTAATACTGCATTAAATAAACTTATAACATTTAACTATCTAGGAGAAAGAATGAAAGCCATTGTATGGAGCAAAGATAATTGCACCTTTTGTGATCAAGCAAAAAAATTGTTAGAATCTAAAGGTGTTGAGTTTGAAGAAAGAAAAATCGGACACGGGTACACATTAGAAGACTTATTAGCAGTAGTCCCTAATGCACGTACTGCCCCACAAATCTTTTTAGATGAAGATTATGTTGGTGGATTTACTGAATTAAAACAAAAATTGGAGTCATAATGAGTAGTATAATTAAATTAGGACAGGTCTACTCTTTTAAACTAAACAGCGGAGAAGAAGTAGTATCTAAAGTAGTAGGGAATGAAGATGGATTTTTTGAACTTGAAGATCCAGTATCTCTTGCACCCAGTCAGACTGGCATGGCTCTTATCCCTAGTGTATTTTCTGCTTCAACTGCTGAAAATCCAAGACTAAATACTAATAGTGTTTCTCTTATTGCTGTCACAGCAGATGAAGTCAAAGACAAATATAGAGAAGCAACAACCGGAGTAACAGTACCGGAGAAAAAAATATTAGTAGGATAAAATTACATGGCGAAATTAAGCCGCAAAGGAGATAAGAACACTACAGGTGGTAAAATTCTCAAAGGCTCAGAAACTGTCTTTGCAGAGGGCAAACCTGTAGGTCTTCATGTTAGTGAAATTTCTCCACACGATCCAAAACCAAATAAAAAACCTCACAAAGCCGCAAAAACAACTGAAGGTAGTCCCACAGTTTTTTGTGAAGGTAAACCTGTACTCAGAGTAGGTTCCGGAAACGATTGTAAACATAAAATCGTAGAAGGAGCAGAAACGGTATTTGTTCCGTAGGGTAACATATGGCAGACACAGGTAAACAAAGTCCTTTAGGTCAAAACGTATTAGGTGGCCTTTTACAAAACAGATGTCTTAGGATCAATCCTAATGCCCAATTCTTTATGGGTATCAGTAGATCAAATTCAGAGTATATATTCGGTACACTTGTTCAGAATACTGTGCTTAGAATGCTTGTGTGGTCTATTAATGATGCTTATCTAAGAGGGGTAGTGGGAAGTAGCACATATAATAATCTTATTTCAATTAGTGGAAATGGCAGTTGCTACGCATTAGGAAATTCAAAACCTCCTACATATATTGCAGAAGATTCCTCAGAATCATGGGCAGGAAAAACATCAGGATCATCGGACTGTAAAGCAGTCGAATATGCTGAATCTTTAGGTATAACAGGTGCATTACCTGGACCCGCAAACGCAGGATATTCTGTAACAGGCGTGACAGATTATGGGCAACAAGCCACATGGTTACCTTACGACATGTCAAACCCAAATAATAGTATTACTCAATGGGGTTGGATTAGATGTCATGCTTTACAGGCACATAATGAATTTAATTGGCATGCTCAACCTGGCAGAGAAGGCCAAGCATCACCTAGATATGAAGATTTTTTAGGTTCGTTTAACGAAGCATACAGTTTTGCTCAATACAATAATAGAACAATATCTACATCACAAAATGCTGAAACGTTTTTACAAGGTTCTTTCAGTAATATGGATGATCTAATTACTGGAGATGTTACGGGTATATCTTTATATACACAAGGTCTTGCAGATGATTTACAATGTTTGCAAAAAATATTTGATTTTAAACGATTAGATCGTTTTGGATTCCCCTCAACATTATTACAGCAATTATATGAACATGGTGGACTAACAACAGATTTAAATTTAGCCTTAGGAGCCGCCGGTCTTCAGGAAAGAGAAATTAGAAGTTTATCCAAAGCAAACGATCATGGTACTGCGGAACAAGAACGAAAAATATATACGGCATTTTTATCTATTGCTGGAAAAAACTTACAAGTCTGTTTATCAGCATTAACAAACAATGCATTTCTTTTAAATTATCGTTGTGATCCAAATAACGTAGGTGGAGGCACCGGAGCCACAACAATACGTACATTAGCAGATATGTTAAACCCTTGGTATCTATTTTATAATTGTAGAGAATCTCTTACGGTACCTCTGTACAATACATCGTATAATCAAATCAGAATTACCGGTTCAAAAACATATTATTTAATTTACCCTGATCCAAATAATCGGGGAGCTCCAAACCCGGCACTTGATTCTACAGCAGTAAGAAATGTTGTAGGTACATTATTTACTAAAGGAAAACCGGGTCCATTTGAAGAAACTAGAATTGACTCAACACCTAGTAATGTTCTTCCTAAAGGATATGATTCATATTTAGGAAAACAAAATGAAGTTATACCTGAAGCCATAGCAATAGCCGCCGGTGCAGTAAGATATGCTTTTTTACAAATCAGTAATATTGAGCAGATTACTCCTGGTGAATTGGGTAACTGTCTTCAAAATTTAGAATTAATGTCAGACGATACTGGACAACCAAGTACTCCGGCAACAAGTCAGTCAAATTTACAAAAACCAGTAGATGTTAGTTTAGTAAATGAAATACAAGAGCAAATGGGTTTAGGATCTAATGTGGGCGGTAATTACAGAATGGACGACTTTTTTGGCAATATGTCAGGTAATCCATATAATTGGCGTCAGTTGTATAGTTATCTAGCAGGAGATAATGAAATACAAAACGTTACTGCTTCTGCACGATCTTCAGATTTAGCAGCCATTTATCAACAATTGTTTTTAGCAGTATCGTGGGAAGCAATGGCAATGTCTTTAAAATTAGAATACACTTGTACAAGAACTACAGATGCAGTAGCAAATGTTGTTAATCCGGATTATCAACCAGATCCCGCAGAACCAGATTATAATCCTTATCGGTTTATTCTTGCACCAGAAACTGATCCTCCCTCATATACAAATAATCAATGGCAACCTTCATTGTGGTCCGCGGGGTATAGAATTAAACCAAGTCAAGGAGAATATACTTTATTAACCAATGACGGTGGCGGATATGGTAGGGGCGGTGCTCCGGATCCAGCAGTTACTATTGACTACACAACATTTAATAGTGATGGTTCAAGTATCGAAGTATCAAGTATAGGTAGAAATGATGCACAAACAGGTAGCAACGGTGCTGGAACGTTTGGAAGAGTTCAAGGCGTCGAAGTTAGTGGCGGCGAAGCAGTATATTTTGCTACAAATATCCCAACTGCGGATTGGGAATCCCCGGATCCATACGCACCAATACCGGCACCGAATGATCCTCCACCGGGTTTTGAAGACCCAGGTGGTGTTTTTCCTAATTACCAAGATGCGAATCCGGGATACGGCGCACCAGTTGCTAATACAGATGTAATTGCAGAGCCTGAATATCCCCCAATAGGCACTTATAGTTGGAGACCTGCAACAGGAGGAACAAATTCACCTTATCAATCTAGTTATAGTTATAACTCTGTTACTCAATATTATATTAATGCGGCTAACAGTGAAATTTCTCAAATTTCTAATCAGTCTTCGGCTGATATAAATCAAGTAAATCTGATTTGGGAAATCATGGGAAAACAAATGAAGGTAGAACAACGCAGTAGATATAATGGATTGGGAAGAGTAGAAATTCCTAGAGATCCCTTTACATATTCTAATCAAGACCTAGTATCATTTGTAGATAGCATGCCTGATTATTCTGACTATAGAACAGGTCTTCAAGGTAGGGTTACTATAGAATTAATTATAGATAGAGCATGTGATGTTGGGCAAAACATCATGGCTCAAATGAGACAAGAAAGAAATGAAAAAACTCTTGCAAATTGCGGCATACCATTAAACAATAACATTCCAGATAGAACTCCCGCTTCAACGATACGAACACTAGTAACAAACGGAACAGTGCCCGGCGCATTAGAAGGAATTGTTATCGGCGATACTCAATGGGTCAACCCGGGCTGGCCTCAAATTGATTTACCCGGTGGAGTCGTAACTACTGCTCCAGGAGTTGTAGATAACGGAGTTTTCTTAACTCCTATATCAGGGACAGGCCCCGGAGACTTTACTCCTTTAACTACCGATGTAGAATATCCAGTTATAGGACCAGTTATATCTGTTGGTCCTCCTGATACAGTTGTCAGTGGACCTAACGATCCCAATGAAGGCCAGCCAACAACAAATACACCAGGTGGCGGAGATGCCGGCGGAGGAACTAACTCAGGTGGAGGAACTCCGTCAGGTCCAAACACTCCATTTGTTCCCCCGCAATCAGTTCAAAGTGCAATCGATAAAGTTATTCATTGTAACTGTGATTGTTGGGACTTGCTCGGCTAAAACTTTTTCTACCTACCCCTTGATTCGCATTAAATATTAGTATACAATATACTAAAGGAAACATATGAGTTATTATTTTACGAGTGAAAGTGTCTCAGAAGGACACCCAGATAAAGTTGCGGATGCAATCAGTGATGCAATACTTGATTCATTTATGCAACACAGAGACCCTAGTTTACGATGTGCGTGTGAAACTCTAGTAACTACAAATAAAGTAGTAGTTGCAGGAGAATATAAAGGAGCAATTGACAGTTTAGATGTTGAATATCTTGTACGTAGAGTTGTTAAAAATATTGGTTATGAGCAAGAAGGCTTCCATTGGAACAACTTAGACATACAAAATTTACTACATGGACAGTCGCCTGATA